AGTCGACATGCTATCAAAATACTTTGAAGGCTCTGCTGTAGAAGATGCCGCAAAAAGTTCTCAACCAGCAATTTTAACAGCATTAACAAAAGTAGCAACATTGCTAACTGAGCAAAACAAGATGATAGAACAATCGACTATTCTGATGCAAGATTTGGCAGACACATCAACTGATCACAAACATATTTCAAGTAGAATTTACAGAGCAACCGTTTGACGACTATTCACCTTAGATAAATAACTGATCGAGGACTAAACTTCATGGCAACATGGCAAAAGCATTTTAAAATAGCTAACCTTAATAATGTTAGCCCAATCAGTGGTGGCAACAATGATGCCATGAATAGTTTTGGTGTGAAAAACTATCAAAGTTCACTACCTGATGTTTACATTGGCCATCCAAATCGTATTGCAAGATATAACCAGTACGAACAAATGGATGCTGACAGCGAAATCAACGCTGCCCTTGATATCTTAGCAGAATTTTCGACACAAGCAAACATAGAAAATGGCACAGCGTTTGATATTGATTTTAAAGAAACTCCAACGGATAACGAAATAAAGATTGTTAAAGAGCAGTTACAGCAATGGTGCAAACTAAACGAATTTGACAAGAGAATTTTCAAACTGTTTAGAAATACACTGAAATACGGCGATCAAGTGTTTATTCGTGATCCAGAGACGTTTAAGCTACTATGGTCTGAAATGTCCAAGGTAACCAAAGTTATTGTAAATGAGTCTGACGGTAAAAAACCCGAGCAATACGTTATTAAAGACCTTAACCCGAACCTTCAAAATCTAACAGTAACGGCAGTAACTACATCAGATTCATATGAAAATCATCCGCAAACAGGTGGTTCTGGTGGTAGTTCCGGCGCGTATACTCCAGCAGGTGGGCAGGGCGGATCAAGATTTACTAGTGCAAAAAATGAAGCAGTTATCAACGCAGAGCACGTAGTTCATATTAGTCTGTCAGAAGGGTTAGATATGGCGTGGCCGTTCGGTACTTCTGTTTTAGAAACCGTTTTTAAAGTGTTTAAACAAAAAGAACTACTTGAAGATGCGATCATTATTTACCGTATTCAACGGGCACCTGAGCGTAGAATTTTCAAGATTGACGTTGGGAATATGCCATCTCACTTAGCAATGGCATTTGTTGAACGAGTAAAAAACGAAGTTCATCAACGTAGAATACCGTCTACTAACGGTTCGGGCGGTAATATGATGGATGCAACATACAACCCGATTTCCATGAATGAGGATTTCTTCTTCCCTCAAACTGCAGATGGGCGTGGGTCTAGTGTAGAAGCACTGCCTGGGGGTCAGAATTTAGGTGAAATAACTGATCTGAGATTCTTCACAAATAAATTATTTCGCGGGTTACGGATTCCGGCAAGCTATCTGCCAACACAAAATGATGAAGCAGCTAATAACTTTAGCGACGGAAAAGTTGGTATCGCAATGATTCAAGAATGGAGATTCAACCAATACTGTAAGAGACTACAAAATTTTGTATCTAGCGTATTAGACAAAGAGTTTAAAATCTTCTTGAGGTTTAGAGGCTTTAACATTGATAACAGTGTTTTTGATATAAAGTTTAACGAGCCGCAAAACTTTACAAAATATCGTCAAGTTGAGATTGATGCAGCAAGAATTTCAACATTTACTCAAGTTGAGCAGATACCTTACTTGGCAAAACGATTCTTACTTACACGCTACCTTGGTCTCACTGAAGAAGAAATGCAAGAAAACGAAGAAATGTGGTCTGAAGAGCATGCTGATGAAAATGCTAAACCTGATGATCCAAACTTACGAGCTGTTGGCGTGTCAGCAGGTGGCATATCCTCTGACTTAGAAAACTTAGGTCCAATGCCTGACGACATGGGCGGTGAAGAAGGTGGAGATATGGGTGGAGCAGATATGGGCGGTGGTGCAGGTGCCACTGGAGCTACATCGCCAATGGGCAGTGCTGACGGCGCTCCAGCGCCAGCTCAGTAAAAAACTATATTTTGGTTAAATAAAGATATGATTATATTAGATTTATTTGAAATGGGCAAGGACTCAGCCATTGGGGCAAATCCGCCCGGCTACTCTACTGAGAAGGACGATCAGTCCATTTTAACTATTTCTGATTTACGGAAAACACGGCTTACTCTTGGCCAGCTGAATAAACTACGGCAAATCAACGACATTAGAAAAATAGAGCACGAGAAAAAGATTAAAACACTGAGCGCAATATACAAACCACCAGCACAAGAGCAGGGCGGAATGTGAGCTTAACATAGTTATCTTCAAGATCGCTCTGAAAAACACACATATTATACTGATTTATTCAATTTTGAGTAAATAATATTACAAGTTAAATAACCTTAAGGAGTTACCTATGCAAAAGTTCGAAAAACTGATCGGATACATTATCAATGAAGATGAAGCAAAAGCTAAAGCATTGTTTCACGATATCGTAATCGCAAAAAGCCGCGATATTTATGAGAGTTTAGTTGACGAGGACCAGTTCCCTGTTCAACGTGGTCGCGGCGCAGAACGCCTTGGCGACGAGATTGAAGATCAAAATGACGTTATTGATGGCGACCAACAAGGTATGCACGAAGATGACGAGTTTGCTGACGACGATGACGGCGTAATGGGCGACGACATGGACGACGAAGACATGGACGACGAAGACATGGACGACGAAGACATGGATGACGAAGCAAGCGTTGAAGACCGTGTTATGGATCTAGAAGACGCAATCGACGAACTTAAAGCAGAGTTTGACTCGTTAATGGCTGACGAAGAAGCTGAAGAAGAAAATATGCCTGGTATCCATGACGCCGCTGGCGAAGATGACATGGGCGACGACGAGTTCGACGCTGATGAAGAAGACATGGGCGGTGAAGAACTAGGCGATGAAACTGAGTCCGATGGACAAAAGTTTGGCGAAGCTAGCATCTACGGCGAATCCAAGAAAACTGACAAACCATGGACTGACATGAAGGGTAACAAACACCCAGGTACTGCTGTTAAAGGCGACAAGTACGACGGTAAAGCTGCTGAGAAAGATGAAAAAGCTAAGAAAGTCAAAGAATCTCGTAAATCTCGCAAGTCACCAGCTGACTTAATGCGTGAATATGTTGAAAAAGTAACTGCTGTTAAGCCTGTTGAAGGCGACGCTATTGGGTCTGGTGGTACAAAATCGTCTATTAACTGTAAGAGCACACAAATCGGTGGCAAAAATGACATGGGCGGAACTACAAAAAATATAGCACAAGGTGGTGCAGCTTCTGACCGTGACAGCAATACTAGCCCTAAGAAACCAAGCAACTACTTGACAAAAGGCGAGACAAAGATGGGTCAAGACAAGTACGAAAACAGCCCGGGTGCCAACACTAAAGGCTATAAAGACAAGCGTACTGTAAAGCGTGAACAAGAAGGTCAAACAACTAAAGAGTCAGTTCCAGTTGTTAAGAAATCCTTCAATCCAGGCGGATCGTCAGGCTACGAGGCGTAATAGATCATGGCATCTTATCTAAGAGAAAATTTATCCTTTGACAATGCCCGCGTTGAGATTCTCAACGAGGATGACGGCAAGGGCGGAAAATCTCTCAAGATGAAAGGCATCTTTATACAAGGTGGAGTTCGAAATGCGAATCAACGGGTTTACCCTGTTCATGAAATTAGCAAAGCTGTTGACACAGTCATGGAACAAGTGAAGGGCGGATACAGCGTGCTAGGTGAAGTAGATCATCCGGATGACCTTAAAATTAACCTAGACCGCGTAAGCCATATGATTACAGAAATGTACATGGACGGGGCAAACGGTTTTGGGACTTTAAAAATATTACCTACTCCAATGGGCCAGCTAGTTAAAACTATGCTAGAAAACGGAGTTAAGTTAGGTGTGTCAAGCAGAGGCAGCGGTAATGTTAACGAAGCGAACGGCCATGTTAGTGATTTTGAAATCATTACTGTGGATATAGTAGCTCAGCCATCGGCTCCAAACGCATATCCAAAAGCTATTTACGAGTCACTCATGAACATGCGTTACGGGCATAAAGTATTAGAGATAGCTGGTGATGCCAGAGCTCAGAAATATCTTAAAGAATCTGTTATTGGACTTATTAAGGACATGAAACTTAAATGAAAGTAACATTGGCGTTCTTATATAGGTGGACTCATATACCCACTCACAAGTGGTATATTGGGTCTAGATCTGCTGTTGGATGCCACCCAGATGATGGGTATATATGCTCAAGCAAAATTGTTAAACCGATGATTTTGGAAAATAGAACTGACTGGAAAAGAGAAGTCTTATTAATTGGAAATCCGACGTTTATTCGCAATCTTGAATCAGAATACCTATCTAAAATTGACGCAAAAAATGACCCTATGTCGTTCAATCAACATAATGGTGACGGTAAATTTACTACCAATGGCATGCCGCCATGGAATAAATCTTTAACTAAAGATACAGACTCTCGCGTAGAAAACTATGCTAAAAAAGTAAGTTTGTCGAGAAAAGGTAAATGCACAGGCAACGAAAATCCATCGACACGCCCTGAAGTTAAAGCAATTCTTCGCAGTCAAAAAATAGGAATTAAAAACCCAATGTTTGGCAAAGAAGCGTGGAACAAAGGCAGCAGTGGACAACTTATGTGGGTAAACAATGGAACTGTATCAAAGCAAGTAAATAAAGATCAACTAGTTGATGGATTTGCTAAAGGTAGAAACTATGTAAAACGCTGGTTCACTAATGGTGTAACATCATTGCAGTGCATACCTGGCACAGAGCCAACTGGATTTGCTATTGGAAGAAAAATACAGCACGATATGAGTTATGACAAATCTAAGTATAAATGGTTTACTGATGGAGTAACAGCAAAACGGTTTATACCAGGTACAGAACCAGCTAATTTTATAGTTGGAAGAAGTTTGAAGTCTTGCAAAATGCAGGAGTTTAATCAGAAGGAATCCCATGGAACTTGGGAAGTTAACAAGGAGACGTTATGTTAAATGCGATCAAACCACTTATTGATGGCGGCATTATAAACGAAGATACACGTCAAGCCATTACGGAAG